TTAAGTAATTTCAAAACCTTGAACAAAGCATGGCAAGTAATTCACAATATGATGCAATAGAGAGAAAAAATATTGCAAACATACTAGCTAAATTAAAAAGCGGTAAAACTCTTACTGCTTCAGATCATAAGGCGCTAGATAATCACAAAAGAAAAGATCTGGGTCTACGCCCTAAAAAAACTGAATCTGAATTAGCTAAAGAGTTCAATGTCAATCGCAGGGGTTCTATTGTTCGGTGGAAAAAACTGAAAGCTCCTTTTGAGGGAACTGATGCTGAAATGTATCAATGGCTTGTAGATAATAATATAAGAGGCGCTAATGAATGGAAAAAATCTTATAGAATAAACAACCCGGATATTTTCCCGAATAAAGTTTCAAACAAAACTGAAAATGAACATGAAATAGAAACTGAAAACAAAACGGCCGAGCAACTGCGTGATGATTATTTAGCTGATTTACACTTAGCCAAGGCTAATGAAGATGAAGCAAGAGAAAAGGTGGCTTTGAATGCTTATTTGAAAATTGATAAGCAAATACGTGAAGCTGAAGCTCATGCTAAAAAACTAGGCATTGATCGTGGTGAAGTTTTAGCTAGGTCTGAGGTTGAGAGGATATTGAAAGCGGTATTTCATGCTGGTAATGCTTGTTGCGATAAATTCAGCAAACAAATAGCACAAAAAATCAGTAATAAAAACCCCGCTGAAGTTTATGAAATACTAGCGCCAACCTTAACTTGTTTGACACTATTTGAGGCGATGAAACGTGTTACAAAAACACCGGGAGATATTAATGTTCCTGAATGGGTGATTGAATGTAGCAAAACTGAAGAAAAGCATTATATAGATTATGAGTGATCTACCGAACGTAGTCAGGCGTGATCCAATAAGTTGGCTGGAAAACAATGTTCAGTTGGATTACGGATATTTCAAAAGGAGCAACCACCCTCTAATTGTAGAGCCACTACGCATGGCAGTAAAAAAAAGAGGGGGCTACGTGGGCTTAATCGGTTCAGTTCAACATATTAAGACATTAACCGCACAACTGATTCAGCTATACGGGCTTAAAAGTAGCCCATGTAACTCGGCACACTACGACTTGACCGCTGATGCTTTGAAAGAATTTTCAGATGATAAATTCGTACCGCTTATTGATAATACTGAAACTATTACACAACTCATACCCGACCAGCCTTATCGAAGGACAAAATTTTACACAAGCACACCATACGGTTACATTAGATTATTATCAGCAGGAATAATGGCCAATCGTAACTCTAAAACATTAGAAAGAATTACGGCCGATGAATCGTGGTCTTATAAAGACGATGAGGGCTGGCTTGAGCAAATACATGACCGCCAAAGCTCATTTCCTTGGTCATGGCAAATGTTCTTACCATCTTCCGGGCAAACTGCCGGTTCGCAGTTGGATCAATTGTGGAGGAAATCAACGCAAAGAACATGGCACGTAAAATGCGATTGTTGCGGTGAGGAAATACCTTATATTTGGAAGTTGCCAGCCGTTAATGGTAAAGTCCCACCCGGTGGTATTCGTTACGCATCTAGCGAAGAAGTCATTAACTCTGATGGTCTTATAGACTGGGTCAAGTTAAGGGAATCGGTATATTATCAGTGCCAAATATGCGAAGGTAGAATAGAATGGTCGGTTTCATCACAAGACAGAAGGAACAGCAATGGTCGTTACATATCTATGAATAAAAATGCCGACCCTGATATAGAATTTTATCATTACAATGCATTAGTTCACGTTCCTTGGACGGAATTGGTTACAAAATGGAAGGAAGCAACAATAGCGAGAAGCCGTGGAGACTTATCAAAGCTTGAAAACTTTGTAAGAAAACAATTAGCACAGCCTTGGAATGAATCAGAATACATTACCGATGAAGTCCAAGAAAGTGCTAAAGGGGGTTACATTCTTGGTGAAAAATGGGAAATTGATGGTAACCAAGAGCCGATGATGTTTGCAACAGTAGATGTTCAAAAAGACCATTACTATGTAGTCATACGAGCTTGGGCAGTAGTCAATGGAGTATTGCAAAGCAGATTAATTGAAAGGGAAAAGGTGGTATCGGTTGGGCAAATAAGAGATTTGGCTGATAAATGGGAACTTAAACAAAATGGACTCCGGGGTTCTAGGGTTTTCTTGGATGGTAACTATAATACTGTTCAGGTGCAAAGGATAGCCGGTGAAAATGGCTGGATGGTATTCAGGGGAGATAAAGCTGTCGATTTCAGACATTCTGACGGACTGCGCAGAATATATAGCGACATACAATATTTAGATACCGGCGAGGGAACTGAAAACGCTAAAGGTGGTAGCAGGTATGTAGGCCAAGTCAGGTTTTCTAAAAACTCAGCATTATCTAGGTTATCATTAATACGGTCAATTAGGAACGTGGATGACGAGTTGGTGTGGACTTATGCTAATAACGCAGGGAGCATATATGAAAGGCAAATTAATGCTTGGCATAGAATAAGCAAAACTGCACCTGATGGTCGCAAATATTATGACTTTATAAACCGAGACTCGAATGATGACCATTACGGAGACTGCGAACAACAGCAAGTGGTTTGCGCTTGCATGGCCGGGCTAATGGGTGTAGACCATAATGAGCCGGAAGATGCTTGACCAATAATTACATTATTGACAAAATCGCATTTTTATTATTTATATAGATTCACAAAATGCGTTCATTACTATTCACACTCTGGATTTTATCTGACAAATCTGTAACCGCCACCATTGCTTTACTAGAGGAATTGACGAAAGGGCAATTAGAAACAGTCCAGCAAGGCGGTGCTAGGATGATTAATGCTTCGTTGGCCGGTAAATCATTTAGTTATGAGTTGCCAGCAAATTGGGGTGCATTTGAGTTTAATATGATGCTCATGGAATGTTATAAAATATTGACCACCAAAGGTTTGAATGGAGGCCAAATGACTGACTCACAATTAAACAGTTACGTATTGGATACTAAGAACGAAGTGACCGATACTATGTTAGCTCGCATTAATTACAACAACCTTAGGTAAATATGGCAATTAATCCAGTCAGATCAACGTACGGGATTGCTAGTGCCAAAAATGGCTCTAATCAAACATTGCGTAGCGGGTCAAGTGAATTTTATCCGGGCGGTAGAAACGATCAACGCAGATTTAATACCAGAAACTTATCTAAAGACATTGCGGAAATGATGACCGCTAATCGCCATAAAATGCTACTTGGCGATAGTCGTTATATTTATCAATCATTCAGCTCAATTGCTGGTGCTGTTAAACAAAAAGCGAATTACGTATATGGTGGCAGTTGGCGCTTACGCAGTTTGAGTTCCGATGTTGATTTTGCGGAAGCGGTTGAAAAAGACTTCGAACAAATTGACAGGATGCTCGATATGCGTGGGAGCAGTTTCGGTTTCAGGAAAAATGTATGGGTTGGTTCTAAATTATTGGATGTAGACGGAGATTTTTTCGTAATACTTACTGAGAAAAAAGAATCCGGCTTCCCTAAACTCCAATTTGTTGAATCACATAGAATTGGCGATTGGGGCGAGTGCAAAGACGGCTACGTTAGCGACTCAACAGCCTATAATGGCAGGAGAATACTTACCGGTGTAATTGTTGACGATTACATGGCACCTATGGCTTATCGTGTTAAAGATGACTCAAGCGCAAGGGGCTTCAGGGATATTCCATCCAACTCAATTGTTCATTTTGCAGATATGGAATGGTTCAGCCAAGGCAGGGGGACACCGACCATAGCTTCAGCAATTTTAGACTGGTATGATTTATCAGAAACTAGGGATGCCCAAAAAATGAAGCAAAAAATAAACAGTATTTTAACTTTGGTTGAATCTACTGAATCGGGGACACGTGATGTAGGCCGAAATGCTTTGGGCTTGGGTGGTGGTTCTGACCAGCCAGCTACTAGCTATATGGATAGTGGCATGATTCGCATAATTAAGAATGGCGGTTCATTGAAAGCCCATACCGCCAATGACCCACCTGAGGGCTGGATGAAGTTCACCCAATTAGTTGAACAATCTGCATTTTACGCACTAGGTTGGCGTAGGGAAATGCTAGATAGTTCTAGTGTTGGCGGGGCTGGTGTCAGGGGTTATGTTTCCGACATAAACAAATCTATTGCAAGTCGCAGGGAAATTTTAGCAACCGGTTACAAAAGATTGGCTTTATACGTAATCGCAAAAAGAGCCAAAATGGGCATATATGAATTGCCTGATGATTGGTATAAAATAACATTTACAAGCCCAGCCGAGTATACAGTCGATGAGGGCAGAATGAGGAAAGCAGACCTAGATGATTTACGTGCCGGGGTAATTACCAACGAAGATATAGTTTCAAGGCGTGGAAGTAATTACGAAGAAGTGATTACAACACGGGCAAAAGAACTTGCAATGTTGAAAAAAATATCGGAGAAGTATGGGCATGACATTCAAGAACTTTCTATTTTAACTAAGCCCGGTGATATAGTTCCCGAGCAAAACACTAACCAAGATAATACAGATGACTAATACATGGTATAATATAACACCAGTAGCCGAGGGTGAAACCAATGCTGAAATTCATATTTATGACGCCATTGGCAGTCATGATATTAATGCGAAAGAGTTCGTAAATGAAGTTAAAGACATTAAAGCTGACACTATTCATGTCCGAATCAATTCCCCCGGTGGGAGCGTAATTGATGGTAATGCAATTTACAACGCCCTAGATCGACACCCCGCTAAAGTAATCACACACATTGACGGCTTGGGTGCCAGCATGGCGTCAGTAGTTGCAATGGTCGGAGATGAGGTTCACATGGCTGACAACGCCCTTATGATGATTCATAACCCTTGGACAGTCTCAATTGGTGATGCAGACGAGCTACGTGCTGATGCTGAGTTGCTGGAAAAAATGAGCGAATCAATTACGAGCGCTTATTCCAGATCACAATATGAAAAAGAACAGATTAAAGACATGATGAACAAGGAAACTTGGTTAACAGCTCAAGAAGCTTTTGACACCGGTTTCATTGATCATATTGAAACAGGTTTGCGTGCCTCAGCTAGTGATATTGCAATGCTTGCGGAAACATCAGAGTTCGTAATTCCTGCTGAAAAACAAATATCTTCATTAACGAAGCAAATTGAAGCAATCATGAAAACTTCTTCCGAAGTTTCCGAACAACTTCATGAAAAGACTGTTGAAAATGAAGAAGTTAATGCTCAATTGAGTGATGCAATGTCAGCCCTTGAAGAATGGAAAACGGGCAAAATTGAGGCTGATGAACAGATTCAACAACTTACTGTGCTGAACGAAGCACAAGCTGAAGAAATTGAAAATAAAAAATCTGAGCTTGAGCAAGCTGAAAAAATTTCAGAAACTAGCGTGGCTAATAAAGCTTCAGAAATTGTAGTCGCAATGACTCACGAACCAATTGCTGACGCTGGTGATGGAATTCATTCCGAAACTGATGAAGAACTATTGCTGAAATATGATTCAATCGCAGATAGGGATGACAGACGTGATTTCTTCTCTGCTAACAAAACAAAAATTCTCCGTGCAAAGGCACGACTAAACAAATAAAAAAATAATAATAATATGGCTAATACATTTGACGCTAGCACTATTGCAGACATCATTGCATCCAATGAGATGCTTGTCCTGCAAGAGCGCAACACCCCTCTTGACAAGTTTGCAACAAACTTTTCCAGCGAGGCGATTGCACAAACCAACAACGGAAATGGCGCTCGTTCAACTATTCAAGTTGATCTTGCTTCCGGGGCTTCCACCACACTCACCAACCCGACTAACTACGAGCAAGGAGATTCTACTCTCGGTGCTGTAACAGTTCCAATGAGTGAGTATTCACAACCTTTCCACATTACACCGGCTGAATCTGGTAGTGGTCGCAGACTAGAAAAATTGGTCATGGTCAACCTTTACGCACTCCAAAACAAACTGGACAGCGTTGTTAAGGGGCTTATGACTCCCGCCAACTACGGCACGGCTATTCTTGACAAAGACCCGAACACTGTAACCACAGCAGACATTAAGACCATTATTTCTGCAACTGGTAAGTTCAACCAGCGCAACCTTGTAGCTGACGCTACATTCTGGAGCCAATTTGCCGTTACAAGCGACAAGAACTCACTTGGAGTAATTGACGGAGCTTACGGACTAGATTCATTCAGCCTTTCCACCAACTGGGGTGACGCTGGCACTAACGTAAATGGTTTTGTAGGTGACACTTCTGCTATTGCTATGGCTTCACGCCTGCCAACACTTACTGCTGAGTTACGTGAAGAATTGGATTTCGACACAGTTGAGCTTCCAAATGGAATGACTGTTCAAATTTGCCGTTGGGTATCCAAGCAGACTCGTAACACTTGGCACTCATTTGATGTTGTCTTCGGCGCTTCAGTAGGTGATGCTACTGCCGGTAAGGTTATCGAAGACGGAACTGCATAATTATTGCCATGAACCGCTGTATTGTAATAGGGGAAAATAAGACCGAGCAAGTGGTTATCGGTTGCGGGCTTAGTGAAAACGAAGCTATGCAACTTGCATCTACGGCAACCGGTTACGACTACTGTTCAGCTTATATTAACCCTGTTCCATTTGCTGTTTTTAAATGCAAGCAAATCAAACAACCCAAGAAAAAAACGGCTAAAAAAGCGGTGAAACGCAATAAAAAATAAACCTTTTGTTCATGATAGGTGGCGTCCCTTGGGAAACCGGGGGGCGCTTTTTGTTGCCTACATGTTACGCACTTGACTTAGATTTACGATTTATTATTATGTAATTGAACATGAGTGGTTACAATCAGTTTACAAAATCATCTTTGATACATTCTATTGCTGTTATTGGAGAAACAGCCAGCATAGGCGGTAATCAATTCCGCATGGCATTTGATGAATCAGACATGAACGTCACCAATCACATTTATGGTGATGAAGATGATGTAACGACAACAGCAGTATGCATGAAAGCTGAACTTAGTAACAAACCGGTTATTGGTGAAACGCTAGTTAGAACAGAAGTGAGCAAGAGTTATGTAATCATAGCTGTGCAATCTGATGTAAATAGCTACGAATTACAACTCAGGGAAAAAGATGTCTAATAACAACGATTCTTTCTCTTTAGAAGTTGATTCTAAAACATTCACAAAAAGAGCCAAAAAATTTTTAGATGATTTAGGCAAAAAAGAGAAAGATTTTATACGTGAACAAACATCATT